TGCATAGAAAGAGTGACGTCAAAGCGGAAGATGTCGTTCTACATGTGTTTGACATGTAGAACGGCATCTTCCGCTTTGACGTCACTCTTTCTATGCACCTGTTTCATGAGGGCTTGAAAGTTGTCGCTGATGATTTCGCCGTCCAGCACGTAGGAACGTCCAAACTCGTCTAGGTATTGTTCCAGGGCTGAGGTGATGTGCGTGAAGTTTACCAGCTCTTTGCCGTTGCGTGTGAACTGCTTAACTTCGCGGGCCTCATAGTCTATCACGGTAATGCATCGCACCCCATCCAGCTTGGGCTCTAATAGTTTCACACCTGCAACCTTCTTTTCATGATTGGCTGAGTCGTGGGCGAGCATGCACTCGAACACGGGGATCTGATATTCAGGTCGTTTCAGTTTCTTCGCAACCTTGTTCACGGTCTTTTCTGACACACCGCACTTTAAATCTTTTTGAAGGATACGTCGATACCAGTCATTCCACTGTTCCTGTGTGGCCACATCCATCTGCATCTTGATTGCATCTCTGGCGGCATGGCCTGTTAGCTGGCGTGTTCTCAACATCTCGGCCATCGCGGCAAAGTCAGTCCATTTAAGGCCTTGGCCATCTGGATCTGTTTTTTCAGGAACTTCTTTAACACCGAACGTTATGAGTTTGTCCAGGCATAACCGAAGTCCGTCAAAAAAATCGTCTAGGCCTTCCTCTATGGCGGCTTCGAGGATTTGCTCCTTGTTCAGCCGGCTGTTGTGAATTTCCAGTTGACTAATAATATATTGAGGTTGTGTTCTCATTGTGGGTTTCTCATTTTTTTTGAAAAATATAAATTCCTTCGCTTTTGTAGCTGTTTTCTTTTTTGTTGTTGCCTTGTCCCGGTCTTACATTTAAGATCATGTCTAACTGATCAACATATTTGAAACCTAATTTTTCACTAATTTCTTTCCAGCGTTCTACTATTTTAAACTCTGTTTTATCAATTTTATAATCTGCTATGTTTACAGCATACAATCCTTCATTGTCTAATGCTTTATGTAACATTCTAACAGTAGGCTCTACATATTTTTCAAACCAATCATCTATAGTTGAACAACTGTTCATGCACTGTGTTTCTTCGTTGGTGTATGTTTCTAGGTTAAAGTACGGCGGACTAGAAAATGCCGCATCGTAGTATCCTGGTTCCGGATTAAACTGTTCCGAAGGCATGTGATTCATAGAATATCCGTTACCTAACTTTAGTTCATTCATCAGCTCGCCGAGAGCTTCTAATCCATTATATGTTTTAGTGTTTGGATCTATTCCGGTGTAGTTGTATCGCATGTTAGAAGTCATTGCTCCTATCATACGTCCTCCGTAGCCAGAACTGAAATCTAAAACATTACCGAACAAATGCGGACAGATATATTCATAGACAGCTCGAGCATTCATCGGCTTGAAGTTTGCGATTGTACCTCCGCTGACTAGATCAAGTGCCCTGCGAATATTTTGAGGCATTACACTTTTTTCGCCTTCATCTCTATACTTGTAACAAAACTTGATAGCACGTTTCAATCTAGTATCATCAAAGAATCTACTACGCATACTAACCATTTTGTCATTTCGAGTGTATGCTTCTTGCATATTTGGAAACCAAAAGCGGCTAAAGTTTTGCCCTGCTGTGTTTCCTACTGAAATCTTTTTATCATTAACGCTGTGACTTTTATTACTGATATCTTTCAGTTCTTTCTTACAACCATCGAGACTGAAATATTTGATAGGAATAATATTCACGCTTCTGTAAATATTAAAAATATCGTCTTCAAACTTTTGTTTGTCTTCGTCGTTGAGTTTATCCCACTTTTCTTTTGTAAACGATAGCAGAGATTGTTCTACTGTTTCATAGCCGGTGTATTCGTCGCTGGTTGGATTTACTCCCCACTCATTACATATATGAGTGTAGTAATTTTCAATTAAAGTATTTGTCATAGATTTTGTTTACTTGGCTCGCATATCTGTAGTGTGGAATCTTTTTCCAAAAACCTGTGCCGTTTGCAGGGCTAGTTCCTTTTAGGCTAAGAACTAGTTTTACGATAGCGGGACTGTTGTAATAATTAATTATCTGTTCTGCTTCTTCTTGATCTTTAACCTGAATCCAGATCGCATTGTGTCCTGTCCCGTACTCTGGCGGAGCATATTTCAGCATACTTCTAAGTGTGCGATTACCATTTTTGCTGATAACAACTTTATGTACACCAACTCCTTCGCGATCTGTAATAATACTGGGATCAACACCTACAGTTTTACGAAATAGTTTACCTGGGCTTCCTACTTGATAAATTAGTTCAACACTACCTGGGTTGTTAATAACTTTAGGATCATTGATGTAGTATGAACCGTAGTTAGATTCAAAGCCATCAAAATTTTGATTAATAACTTCATGCGCAAACGCAAACGAAGTTAAATCGTTTGCAGGAAGATATACAGGACTATCAATCTTAACACTATTATCATCAGAAATAAATTCTACAACGTCATTGTTTTTGTTTTCAAAATACATTGCACAAATTGGAGTAGCTGATGATGTTACGCCGAGAAATTGATACTTTGAAATTTCTTTGATGTGCGTTGAAGAATATCTATTTTTGTTCGGTCTTGTTAAAATTAATACTGTTGATCCTTGACTTCTAAACATAGGAACAAACTGATTTGTAGTTGCAAAATCAATTGAACTTACCACTACATCAGCTTTTACATTTGCCTCTTTAAAATCTTTCTGTTCTACATTAAATTTAAATGTTTTATCATTTAATGCTTTTTTAAAATTAGTATTGCATACCATTGTTTGAAGTTTGTCGATATCGCTAGCATAAATCTGATTTGTAAAAATATGAGCAAGGCGTTCTGCTTCGTCAGGTATTGCTGATTCTAATGTAATCATTAAAATTTTAGCAAGATGCAATAATAGTGTGCCTGTACCACACTGTGGGTCAAGGTATACGGTATTAGGATTACTGAGCACTTCTTTATCAAGCATACCAAGTCCTCTTATTGCGAAGTCTGTATCGACTATGGTTTGTGAACTTGAGCTATCGTATGCTTTAATCTGATTAAGACGTTTATCAATGTTATTGATAATCATAGTATTGTCCTAGTGCTCGGTTAGCTGAAACTGTATCAATAGTATGCATTATAGCACACCATTCATGAACATTCAACCCCGTAATGTCATTAACAATATCATTATCGAGACTAGGAATATCTTGAATTTTTTCAAATTCAAAATCGTTTGCCCATGCAATATCGGCAAGTTTATAAATTTGTTTTAAACTGTAACGAATGCGTTGCCATGTTACCGCTACTTCATCTTCTTCTTTATCGGAAGGATGTCCAGGAATATTTCGAACACGTTTTTTGTTTGTACCTTCATCGATCTCGTTTCCGTTTAACTGGCTAGTAGACGATGTTTGGTTTGGATCTTTCTTTTTGTCTTCTAGTAATCCGACGATTGTAGAGTCAATAGCAGAACGATTAATACAATTACCAATCCTATCAATATGATTGCGAATGTCTGCAAGGAACCAACTACTAATATCTTTCCCAGATAATACATTCCAATTGTTGCCGTCGTAATCATAAACATCACTTACTTCTAACCAATGACTAATGATTGCTTCTGTTGTTTTGTTTTCAACATCTGCTCTACGTTCGCAATAGTCATAAACTACGCTAACAAAACGTTCTGGTGCATAATCAAAAACAACAACACTTTCTTTTCCGTCTTGCGGACTCTTACAGCGGAAACTACCTTGGAAATAATCTGCGGCACTTTTGTCGTTGTTCATTTGATGAACACTCCACCATTCTGGAACAGTAGTTCCTTCTAAGAATCTTCCGCACGTCAACGTGATAGTACCAGCACCCCCGTCATGATCATTGCGAGCAATAGCATCTTTAACCTGCTGTATATTCTTAACACCTTTACCGCTGGCATTAATAATTTTTCGTTTACCGAAGAAAGGATGTTCAAACAGTTTTTCGGCTAGCAACTTAATTGCTTCTACATTATCAGGTAAAATCCAAATAGTATGACGACTAAGTTTGTCAGCGACACTTCTATATTTCTTCGGAGGACCTTTAAAGTTTTTAACTACAAAATTAAGAAATTCATTAACACCCATTGTGTTAATAAATTCACCATTTTCGGTTGCTAACAATTTCGAAAATGTAAATCCTTCGTCACCTAGATATTGTTTGACTTTATCTGGAACTTGTACTAGCGCATAATTAATGTCGGCACGTTTACGAAACTGAGCCGTAACAAAATCATCGTTACCTTGCTCGATTAAATTTTTTCTAATCTCTTGTTCGTCGATATAATCAAAATTATATATATCGCTATCTTCATAACGACCACTGAGTAATGTTTTGTAAGGTGTTCCGCTGAGTTCAACCTTGTGTTTAAACGAAAGATTATCCCATAACCGTTGAGTGTTATCTGTAGTAGTAGCGTAATGTTGCTCATCGAAGAATACGCAATCCCACGATGTATCGAAAATTTGTTTGATCAATTTGTTATTAGATTCAAAGTGTTTGTTTATAAATTGCAAACTAACAAATATTACGTCTGTTCCTTGAAACTCCAATTCTTGATTTTTTTTATAATTGTGATATTTCCAATCATTATAATACACATGACTTTCTTCACCACCAGGTAACAAACTTGCCCAGCTGTCGTTGACACCGACTTTAGCTGTTACTATTAAGATTTTTTTTGCCTTTAAAGCTCTAGCAATTTCATAAGAAATAAAACACTTGCCTGCTCTCATAATAGCATTAACTAGAACATCACTAGAAGAATTAAATCTATTAACTACCCAGTTAATAATTTCTTGTTGATATTCAAATGGAGGAAAATCTTCTAGTGCTTCGACACCATTGACAAGACCATTCAGTGTTTCAATTACAATGTTTTTTGCATCACTAGATGTTTCGCAATTAGGAAAATCAAACCATTCGCGATCTTTGTCATCGCGACTTTTCAAATAACCTTTCCGTTGTAATGCTTTGTGTAATTTTTTATCTGTGATGTTATCTGGAACCTGTTTATTAAAAATTTTATCTAAAGGTTCAGAATTAGATGTTCCGTCTTGTTGAGCAATACGTTCGTCTGCTGTTAGCATGGTTTGACCAACTTTTAGTTTTACATTAAAAACTTCTCCGTCAACTGTAGCAACAGAACGTTTGCTTTGACTCTTTGTAGTATAAAGATAAATGGTATTCATGTGTGCCTCTGTGTGCCTAAGTATATTATTATATTATACTCAGACACACTGTTTGTCAACCGATAAATTCTAACCAACTAGAGTGTTTGATATCATAACCTCTTGTTTTCCTTTTTTGAACCAATTCCCAATAGTCTGGTTTGTAAGGCATGATTTTTGGTTGAATAAATTTATCGCTCTTATGACTGTTACATAAACGACAGGAGGTGGTAAGATTATCCCAACGATTCTTGCCACCCTTGCTTACAGGAATCACATGATCAATACTGCAATTTTTATCATGTAGACGCTCACCGCAATATTGACAGATGTAATTGTCTCTAAGATACACATTCCTTTTGGTTAGTCTTACATTCCGTTTGGGTTTTTGATATTCTGTAAGCATAATCACGGCCGGCACGTTGGTTTCCCAAAGCTGAGATCTCACTATCCACTCATCATAATAGTAGACAGGACTGACTTTTTCAAGTACTATATAACGAATGGCTTCTTGCCAGGGTATAACCGACAATGGTAAAAAATTTGTTGGCTGCGCATCTGCGTTAAGTATAAGCGTGGACATACAAACATATTTACACAAGATAAGATTACAATTTTAAAAA